GCCCTCGAGGTGTCTTCACGCGTGAGCCGGGTGTCATTTCTCCCTCTCCCTCAACATGGCGTCTGCAATCATGTAAGCCTGCCTCGCGGTTGCATCAAAATAATTCCCCTGCGCCAGTGCTTGCATGGCCTTGGCCGCAAAGTAGTCGCGCAGGGTCATGCCTTGCTCATCGCTAGTCATTACTGGACCTTTGATTGGAAACGCTGGTCCACCTGTTTTCATATTCGCCTCCTTATGAACAACGAAGAATTTCAACATCGGAACCAACAACACAAGTCTTGTAAGACCCTTTGCCCCAATGCTCTGTAGCCCATCCAGTGATTGCGCCTTGCAATGCTTTTGGCTCGAAGTCAAAGTTTTTGATAGCAACAACATCGCCAACTTTCATGTCTTTGATCAACGGGTGATAAAACCTGTACATTGTCCCCGGCGGATGCTTATAAGTCTTGCTAGTTTTTTTAGGCGTGGAAACAATAAGATCACCAAACTCATTGCCGTCCTGGTCAATAATCTTGTACTTAACACCTGATGCGTCAAGCAATTTGATGGCCTGCGCAACTGTGCGCTTCACGATTTCTGGCATGCTCATGCTGCTCTCCTCCTGTTTCTGATGTGCTTGAACATCGACTCAAGCTCTTCCATTTCTTTTTGCAAGCGAGCGAAGGCGTTGAGTTGATAGCCATCAAGATCTTGATACTCACTTGCCAATGTGCGGTTCAAGTTGTTGGCCGTCTCGACCACATTGCAGACCTGCATACGCAGATCGTATTTGTCAGATTCAATCAGTTTGATCATGGCGTCCTCCAAGGGGGCTAGGCCCCCAGTTGATTAGCGGCTGGTAACTTTGACGCTGAACACAGCGGTGGTCTTGGTGTACTTGGCATAAGCCTCGGCACCGAAAGCTTTGATGAAGGCGTCCTTGTCAAAGACGCAACGATTGGTCTCGGTGTAGGTAGCTTTGAAGAGTGAGCCTTCAACAGACTTGGCGCCGCCGTTGCTAGCGCTGTCCTTGATGGCGTCTTTGATTGCGTCAGCCTGCTTGGTCAGGTCTGCGATTTGGGCGAGCAATGCGCCGAGTTGGTCGACTGATGCTGCGGTGATGTTTGCGATGTCGTTTTGCATTTTTTGCTCCTGGGTTTGCTTACATAGCGAAGTTGCTATGGAATGAATCTTAGGCTTGTTTAATCCACTTGTCAAAGCCTATCCGACCGTTCATCCACCCAGGAGCTACCACTCGTACTACTGATAATTATTTTTTGCCTGCCAATACTTCAAAAGCGACTCGAACATTAACCAACCTCTCTCGACATCAGCCTTGGTCCACTCGAAGAGTGATACCAGGCCAGCATGGGTTGTACTCACAAACACATTGGCACAGGCCGCATCAGGCAGGATCAATCCTGATCGGTAGGCTGCTAGCTGCATCAAGTGTTCATCGAAGCCTTGCGGATCATCCTGTGGCCCAAAGGCTTTGGTCTTGATGTCAATGACCGCTACCTTGCAGTGCAGGTCACACTTGCCACCAAAGCCTTGCGGGTGTGAGAAAGACTTCTCGCTGACCCACTCTTGCTTGCCATAGGCCCGATCAAGGACCGCCTTGACGGCGAGATAAGACTCATTCGGCGGTCCACCTTCAAAAGCGCTTTGGACCTTCGCATGGATAGCGGTGCCCAGGTCGCGAGCCTCAGCAGCTTGCTCTTTGCTGTCCTTCAGGACTCGGTCAGCGTACTGGTCCAGGGACTCGTCATCACGCTTGGGTAGCGTCATGGCAGCAAGCAAGATCTGTTGCTGTTTCCAGGCCTCCAGACCAGGCTTAGCGGCGCAATTGAGGATAGTGGTGACTGAAGGTACCAGGTCATACTTGCGAGCGTCCCTGAGCGTTGTATTGCGCAGGTGGCCGGCATTTGATTTGACCTGGTACATCGGCTCGCCGGTACGCGTGTACCAGTGTCCAGCCTCGCTAGGTTGTGCTTTTACTTCCATCAGAATAGCTCGTCCGTTTTAGGTGGTTTGAGAATCCAGACCACGGCCTTGCGTTTGAATCGAGTAAGCCTGCGCTGGCCACTGTCCTCAAGCCAGCCGCGGTCCATGAGGGTTACCCGGCAAGGCCTGTAAGTGTTGCCTTCCATGCCAAGCAGAATTTGCCCTTCTTCGTCCGTCAAGCCCGAGTAGGGGCGGTTCTTAAAGGCCTCGAGAAGCTTGAACATCAGGGTGCCAAACTTGGGCGCTATAAGCTCTGCGGCTTCAGTGCTTGTGTCACTGTGCCTTTGATGTGGTGGGAGATCATCATCGTTAAACATGATTTGATCCTTACAGCCAATGCCTTGGCCAAAGTAATGTGGTTGATTCCTTGCCGCCCATATTAAGAAGTTCTGATGGATTAAAAAGCTGGCCGCCAGGCCACACCCACAAATGCGGCTTTGTGAAGTGCGGCACTACCATGACCCCATCGACATACCAAATCGTTACCCAATCCCGCTCAGCAAGTTTGTTCTCAACAGGCTTGGCGACTGCTGTTTTTTGGGTTAGCTGTTTTGACGGCACTTTGTTATCCTTGACTGTTATAAAGATCAGAAGGGAATATCATCATCGATGTCGTCAAGCTTGGTCGGGGCAACATGCTTGATCTGCTGCCTGTTGTCCCACTCGGGCGACTGCATGATGATCTTCTTCAGGCCGTCAGTCAGCGCATCAAACTGGGCCTCCTCAAAGTAGCCAAAGCTGAAGTACACCTTCTTGTTGACCATTTCGGGCAGACCAAGCTTTTTGAGTGCTGCAGGCACCGCGGTTACGGTATCGACATTGGCAAAGGTCTTGTCACCCTTGATTGCGTGAGTCACTGTCAGCATGCAGGGCGCACCGATGATGGTACGAAGGTCAAAGCCTTTGAGTTCCTGGGCAGTGAATTCCCTGCCGCGCCAGCTAATCAGCGTCTTGCGAAGCTTGGCCTTCTCAGCAAGCGATAAGGTGTAGCGCTGGCTCAGTGACAAGGGCCTGCCGTCTTCCAGGGTGAGGGGATTGCCATCAGCATCTTCGCCATGCAACTCCCACATGATGCGGCACTGACGCGCTTGCTTTTGCTCGCCAAGGTAGGTGTAACCCTGGGTGCCTAAATCAACCACGCCGTAGCAGATGGCCATGTGAACCCCTGCCGGGGCCAGTTTGAATTCGCGGTCGCTGCCGCTATCAGAAATCAACATTTGCTTTCCTTTTGTAAAGATCTAATCCGAGTTCGTTTGCAAGCCATTTCCAATCGTTTTCATTAGCCATGCCTAACTTGGCACGGATAAAAGCTTCCTCAGTCATTTGCTCGCGCTCTTGCATCATCAACTGCCATTCATCATTTCTTTCCATGAGTTTGCTCTAAAGTTTGCGGAGTCTAAAGTGTTTCATGTATCGAACACTATGTCAACAAGTTTCCCTGTGGTTGCATGTTCAAGGGTGTTCGATTATGCTAACGCCATGAACATTCGAGACCTTATTGAATCTGTTGGTGGTATACGGGCTGCAGCCAGGCTGTTGGGCGTTGCGCCTTCGACGGTCCATTACTACTGCAAGCATGACCGTATGCCTATTTTTAGACTGCTTGTGCTGACAAAAGGCAAGCTCATCCACACACCAATCAAGGAGCATGAAATTGAACATAACTGAACTTAGTCCCATCGGTCCTATTGATGTTGAGATTGATGGCGCTATGCACCGCATCGCGGTCCCTGAAAACTGCAGCGGTTATGAAGCTGCGCAATTGGCTCACATGCTGACCTTTGCTGTGCTGGCAACTAAGCCTTTGGACTTCACCACCTTCGTTAAGGAAAAAGGGATCGAGCGCCTTTTTGTGAAGCTATGAGACTTGCCGCGCTTTTGCTGGCATTGCCAGTGGCTGTCTCAGCACAGACTTGGTCTGCCAACAATGAGGGCGGCGGTGAGATCGTACTGACCTTGCGTCAAATCAAATGCAAGGAATTCGGCAAAAGCCTGGTGGATGGTTACAGCTATGGGTCTAGTGGCAGGATGTTTGAGTTTTGCTGGACTGTAGTGGACGACATGATCCGCGTGATCTACCTGCATGATGCAAGCGTGCGGGTTTACAAGCCTGAAATATTTTCAAAAAAGACAGATAAATGATGCACCGATACTTTGAAGTCAGGATGCTGGTCAAGGACGAGTCTTTGAGGATCAAGGACATCGTAAAGCAAACCGGGTACGACAAAGGCCATGTAAGCCGGCTGCGTAAAGCCTCGCAACTTGATAAGTTAATTGCAGATGCTGTGGCTGCCGAGCGTGAGAAGCTGGCCGCTTGGATGATGCGACAAGGCTACGCAACAGGGCACGGTGACACCACGGAAGACCTGCTCAAACAACTTGATTGGCAGATTGATGAGCGCATCGCTGCCGAGCGTGAGGCGTGTGCAACATTGTGCGACCAGATGTTTCATGACTGGTGCAATCAAGAATTTGAAGACGAGGACGAGGCTTACAGAAACAAACCTGATGCCGAGGATTGCAAGAAAGCTATACGAGCAAGGGGAAACACATGACCCACGAGGAAATTATTAAGCTGGCGCGGGAGGCTGGATTGGCTTACGGATCTGACGAAAATCCATTAGGTTCTGTAACACGCTTCGCTGCCCTTGTTGCCGATCATGAGCGTGATCGCATCTGCAAGGCGATCAAAGAGGAAGACGATTACTGCGTCACTGAAGGCGATTACATGCTGGATTCGGACGACTGCATCGCCATAGCAAAAGGCGATTGGGTTCGTCCCGACTACAGCGCCACCGCCATACGAGGAATGAGGTGAGCATGGCCCAAGAAGACATAGTCAAGATGGCGCGGAAGGCGGGGATCGCAAAGTATGGCCTTGGGTGGACTTGTTGGGAAGGGCAGCTTGAAGCATTCGCCGCCCTTGTTGCTGCTGCTGAGCGTTCTGCGTGTGCAAAGGTGTGTGAGGATATTCCTTTGCCAAAAGATTCAAAAGCATTGACGCATGGGCCAACGATTGAGAGATGCGCCGCCGCCATACGAGCAAGGGGTAAGCAGTGAAAACCCATATTTTTTTAGCTTCAGATTTTAAGCGGTTTGCTGCCAAAGTGCAGTCATTGATCAATGAATTAGGCATGACCGAGTGGCATTTGTCGATCACGCATGAGCAGATCGGGAATGGAATTGCCGCACAAACGCAATACAACACGGTCAGCAAGAATGCATCGATACGGTTGACAATTAACTCCGAAGGGGACTTTGGTTTTATTACCAATGTCGAAACACTAGCAATTCATGAGGTGTTGCACTTGCTGCTTGCGGATTTGTGCGAAACGGCAGCCAAAATGCAAAACCCGAACCATGATCTGGTAGTGGCTCAAGAGCACGCAGTCCTGAACCGATTGGGGAGAATCATAAAATGACTAAGACCGAGATTGAGATAGCCAAGACAGCTTTTGCGATGGTCAAAAGCATCGGTCATCACATCGATCTTATTGAAGAGCAGCATGACAGTAACTTTGCCGAGCAAGTCTTCAACAGCGTAGCGCTCACGATGCTGACTAAGATCTGCCTAGGTATTGCTGAGAACAACGGTGCCGCAGCCTTTGAAAGCTATTGGTCAGATGTCGATAGCAAGCTGCGCGAGATGATCCAAACTTTTGCTTGCACACCAACCAAGCATTAGGTAAAGTCCAAAGGGCATGGCTAGGTTAGCTACCGAAAAGCGGCTTCATCACCCGCCTGCCAACGCCCAACTTCAGTGATGATTGCCTTTGATGGAAGGTTATGAAATGCACTTTTATCCCCACCATATTGGGGACTTTTTGAAGGACACCTCGTCCTTAACACCCGAAGAGTCCTACTACTACCTGCGGCTGATCTGGCTGTATTACGACACTGAAAAGCCGCTCCCAGACGATATTCCAAGCCTTGCTTTTAAGATCGGAGCGCGTGGCAAGGAGGATTGCGTGCGGAGTCTGGTTCAGATCTATTTCACATACGATTCAGATCTGAAATCACATACGCATCAGAGGATTGATGCCGAAATTCGTAAGTATCAAGCCAAGGCAGCCTCTGCAAAGCGTGCGAATCAGATCCGTTGGGAAGCTGAAAAGGATCTGAAATCAGATCTGAAATCAGATGCGGAACAGATCCCAACCAAGAACCAAGAACCAAGAACCAGAGAGAGCCGCGCTACGCGCTTGCCTCCAAACTGGGAACCGAGTGATGAGTTGATTGCTTTCATGCGCAAGGAAAGGCCTGATCTGAATCCAAGCCATACCATCATGAAGTTTTGCAACTACTGGCAAGCCAAGTCAGGCAAGGACGCTACCAAGCTTGATTGGGATAAGACCTTCCAAAACTGGGTGCTTGCTGAGAAAGAAGGCAAGGCCAAGCCTGCAAGCCTTGATCCTTTTGCGGGTGCGCTATGAAGGGGCACGAGTTTGTCCTTACCTGCCAGGTTAAAGGCCAGCTTCCACAGGCCGTTTTTGTGGACTTTGATGGCCAACCTGATCCAAGCCTGCCAATCCCTGTTGTTGTGGCCAGCCGCGGTGATTTGGACTACCGCTGGGCCAGGGGATTACGCATCCATGTCTCAGGAATCGATTCTGAGGCCGTTTTTGAGGCCGTAGAGGCGCTCAAGCGCTTCAATCCTGGCCGAATCATTGCCACCTACTTAGAAACGCGCCCAGTGCTCATTTGGGACTCGGAGATCGATCAATGAACAGCATCCCAAATAACATCGATTTTGTGCAGTGGTATCACGAGATGGAAGCCGCTGTATCTGTAAGGCCAGCGAAGGACATCATCAAGCAAGCCATCGACTTATTGCAAGCCGAGCCTACTAAGCCTGTGCTCATGCCCTGGCCCAAGGTCAAAGACCGATTCAGCTTCAGGCCTGCCGAGGTTACGGTTTACGCTGGCACCAACGGCTCAGGTAAAAGCTTGATCACAGGCATGATTGCCCTGCAGCTTATTGCGCAAGGCCGCTCAGTGCTGATTGCAAGCTTTGAGATGAAGCCAACCACCACCTTGCAAAGGATGGTCCGACAGTGGACTGCATCATCATGTCCAGGTGTCGAGCAGTACGAAGCCTTTGCCAAGTGGGTTGGTGACAAGCTTTGGTTTTATGACAAACAAGGTGCCACAGGTCCTGAGCAAGTTATCGGTGTTGGCCATTACGCTGCGACGCAACATAAAGTCAATGATTACTTCATCGATAGCCTAATGAAGTGCGTAAGTGGTGAGGATGATTACAACGCTCAGAAAAACTTTGTGTCGGACTGTACGAACTTGGCTCGAGACACTGACCTGCACATCCACCTGGTCCATCACATCCGAAAGGCTGCCAATGATGAGACCATGCCTCAGAAGGTGGATTTGAAAGGTTCAGGATCGATTGCCGACCAGGTCGATAATGTCTGGCTCATGTGGCGCAACAAGAAAAAAGAGCGGTCCGTTGAAGCCGGCTTGATTGTGGATGTTGCCGAGCCTGATGCAATGTTGCTGTGTGAGAAGCAACGAAATGGGGACCACGAGCCGCGGTTAAGACTTTGGTTTGACCGTCAATCCCAACAATTTGTGGAGCTAGCAGGTGCAAACGCCTACCGATTCAACCCCAACATTTGAGGCTACATTGCCATGGCCACCTACCGTAAACACTTACTGGCGGCACAGAGTCATTGGCAAGCTCGCCACCGTTTACATTTCGCAGGAGGGCCAGGCCTACCGCAAGGCGGTCAATCTGTGCTTAGCGGAACATGGGGTGAAGACCTACGAACTCGAGGGGGACCTGCGAGTCGAGATCGAAGTGTTCCCACCGGACAAGCGCAAGCGGGACATCGACAACCTGCTCAAGTCCCTGCTCGACAGCCTGACCCACGCGCAAGTGTGGAAGGACGACAACCAAATCTCGGACCTGAGGATCTTCAGGAACAAACAAATCGCCGGAATCGTGAAGGTGAGGGTGTATGAAATTAACGGGTGATCGCAACCAGTGCCAGGCCTGCAAAAACTACTTCAACTCAACCTTTGCCTTTGATAAGCACCGCACAGGCGATTTTGGGGTGAGCCGCAGATGCAAAACACGCGATGAAATGGAAAGGATGGGGATGAGTATCAACTCAGCAGGATTTTGGATTTCTAGCGCCTATGGCGGACCTTGGAGGGCCATTCATGAATGACAATGTCAATCACCCGAAACATTACAACTCACATCCATCGGGTGTGGAGTGCATCGAGATTACTGAGCACATGAACTTTTGTTTGGGCAATGCCGTGAAGTACATCTGGCGCGCAAGCCTCAAGGGCAACGAGGTCGAGGACTTACGCAAGGCCCGGTGGTACATCGATCGGGAAATTTCACGCATCTTAAATGAGAAAAACAATGAAGCATGATCCGCACGCCGCAGTCGATTACATCATTAAGCACGCGAAACAATTTGCTGACGCAAAAGCGCAGCGCGTGTACCTTGAAGAATTCCGAAAGAGCAAGAAGGCTTTGCTTATGAAGCAATCGCTTGAGACAGCGCTAGGCGCTCAAGAGCGTGACGCTTACGCGCACCCCGAGTACATTGAACTGCTGAGGGGTATTGAAATTGCAGTGCAAGTTGAGGAGAAATTAAGATGGGATTTGATCGCAGCGCAAGCGAGAGTGGACATTTGGAGAACGGAACAAGCAAACCTCAGGAACGAGGGCAAGGCCACGATCTGATGAGCAACGATGGCCGCCACAAGCAAATGCTGGCAGACCTGGCTGACTTTCTCGGCGCCGTAGCGTTTGAGGACGATAAGGGCTGGACTGAGGAGGTGTACGCCGAGGGCTGGAGCGCTGGCTTCAGGTCGGGATTGGCTTACGCCGCAAAGATTGCGCAATCACAAGGCAGGGGCTGGGGCATTGAGCATGCTGAGCAGATCCGCAAAGCGTTATGACCAACGAAGAGAAAAAGCACCTCGATAAGGTGGCTGCCATTGGCTGCGTGCTGTGTCACTTGCAAGGCACGCCTGGTACGCCAGCAGAGTAGCAATTTTGTACACCATTCGCTACAATGGTGTAAAGGAGGTGGTCATGGAAGAGTTATGGAAAGAGTGTTTTGGCTGGGAAAATTTTTATGAAGTTTCAGCCTTCGGCAACATAAGATCAAAAAGACGGCCTGTTCCAACTCGGTTTGGCATTTCAACACGAGGAGGCATAGTCTTAAAAAAAATTGTGGCAAAAAATGGTTATGAATGCGTTAACTTGACGGGTGGAGGATGCAGGAAACAAGAGCTTGTTCATCGGCTCGTCTTGCTCACTTTTGTAGGTGAGCCTGAGCAAAATCAAGAGGCTTGTCACAATGACGGCATCAGAATTAATAACTATTTAACTAATCTTCGATGGGACACGATTAAAAACAACCATGCTGATAAGAAAAAACATGGGACATGGCAAGCTGGAGAGAAAAATCCATTTGCAAAATTAACAAATGAAGAAGCTGGAAAAATTAGGCAAAGCAATGATTCATTAAACAAATTGGCTGAAAAATTTGGAGTGTCAAAAAACTGTATTAGCCGTATAAAATGTCAAAAAACTTATATCTATTATGAATAAAGAAGAAAAAAAACATTTGAGCAAAGTTGCCGCAATTGGTTGTGTTTTATGCCATCTTCAGGGCAATCCTGGCACTCCGAGTGAAATCCATCACCCCAGGAAGGGCACGGGCATGGCCCAGCGCGCAAGCCACTGGGACGCGATACCGCTATGCCCTGAGCACCATAGGGGACGCACTGGCATCCATGGCATGGGTATCAAAGCGTTTACTAAGCATTACCAGGTGGATGAGGCTGAACTGCTGCATGTGACACGCCGTTTAGTTGCCTACCATGACCACTTGTCGGATGGATGGCGTGTGTCTACACAAGTGGATTAAATGAGAGTACGATTGAGTCTCAGTAGCAAACAACGCAAACCAACCAGGAGCAAACGACATGCAACAAACAACGATGAACGATGACCGCAAAACTTGGAAGCACAAAGGTAGTGACGGGCGTTTTCATGTATGGCACGCAGGCAAAAACCTGTACTACATTACCGACGGCAAGGACGGCATCATTGTCGGTTGCTGTACACAATTTGGAACTGCGTTTTCAGTGGCTTCCCGTCATGCACGCCTTGCCTTAGCTAATTAAACCCAGGAACTACGGCCCCACCACCAGGAGCAAACCATGAGCAAAAAAGAATTTGATACTTGTATTGACCTTGAAGCAGTTGACCGTCTTACATTGAGCGAGCATGACAATGGCTTATGGTTGTCAGTATGGAAGTTGGGTGCTCATGCAGCAGTAGCCATCAACCGCGACAAAGTCATTGAGTTGCGCGATGCCATCAACACCTTTCTCAGCCTGGAGTAAACAAATGGATTATGACGCATGGCTGGACCGCAAGTTGTATGAGTACTATCGTGAGCGCGAGCGTGCTGAGCGTGAAGAGGATTGCCAAGACGACGGGGAGGATTTAGACTCTGAGTTGTAGTCCATGTTGGTGTTCTTCCTGAGATCCCCTCTGTACTTCCCAACAGAGTTACACCCCCGCAATGGGGGTTCTTTTTTTGGTAAAGCTGTAGTAAAATCAAGCAGTTAGAGCTTGCCTTGCGCAAGTAATTGCCACCAGCCCACCAAAACCCTATCATCAGCGGATCTTATGTCACTGGAAGATGTGATGCCCAAACCCGCCAAACCCAAAGCCCAGGCCGCGCCAAAACCCGCGCCCAAGAAAACTGGCCGCCCCAGCAAATACACCCCTGAGATCGCCCAAGAGATTGTGGAGCGCTTAAGTAACGCTGAGCCATTAAGACAGATATGCAGAGATGAGGGTATGCCAGCATGGCAAACAATCTACGATTGGATGTATCGAGATGATGCTTTGGGTGCGGAGGGCGTCGGTCTTTCCAGAGCAATCGCACGCGCACGCGAAATCGGCTACGACAAGATGGCCGAGGAATGTCTCGAGCTAGCTGACACGCCTAAGTGGGGCACCAAGCAAGTTGAGACTGAAGATGGCATCACGGTTACCAGGGAAGACATGCTTGGTCACCGTAAGCTGCAGATCGAGACACGGCTCAAGCTGCTGGCCAAGTGGAATCCCAAGAAGTACGGTGAGCGCCTCACTCACGCTGGTGACGCTGACAATCCCGTGGCCATGCAGGCTGACATCAGCATCTTTGACGCCATGTTAAAGAACCTCGAGAGCAAGAGGCAACTTGGGGACAAGTGATCTTGAGGTCCTGCTCAAAGATCCACAGATCCGCGAGCAGTACACCAGGCTAGAGCCACAAGCGGCTGCCGCCTGGTCCTGGCGCATGATGTGGCTCACACGAGCACTCAAGCACCAGATCCTACCGCACGGTGACTGGTGGTCCATATGGCTGATGCTTGCAGGCCGCGGTGCCGGCAAGACCAGGACGGCTGCGGAGCAGATCGGCTGGTGGGCACAGTCCTACAAAGCCACCAGATGGCTCGTGGCGGCGCCAACGAGTAGTGATGTGAGGGGTACATGCTTCGAGGGTGATTCGGGCCTCCTGAGCGTGATTCCTGCGGTCCTGATCGCTGATTACAACAAGGCCTTGCACGAGCTACGCTTGACCAACGGCTCGCTGATCAAAGGCATACCCGCTTCGGAGCCTGAGCGCTTCCGCGGTCCGCAATTCCACGGCGGGTGGTTGGATGAACTTGCCGCCTGGGAGTACATTCAGGAAGCCTGGGACCAGATCCAGTTTGGTATGCGACTAAAGTTGCATGACATGAAGACCAGGCTGATCTGCACGACGACACCCAAGCCCAAGGACCTGATCATCGACCTGATCAGCCGCGAGGGCGACGATGTGGTGCTTACCACTGCCAGCACTTACTCAAACCTGGATAACCTGTCCGAGAACTTCAAGCGCCAGATCCTGCAGTACGAAGGCACCAAGCTTGGCCGCCAGGAAATCTACGCTGAGATCATCGACCCCGAGGAGGGCGGTATCGTGCAGCGCGACTGGTTCAAGCTTTGGCCTGCTGACAAACCCATACCCAAGCTCGAGTTTGTGGTCCAGAGCTATGACTGCGCCTTCACCGAGAAGACGGTCAACGATCCCACCGCAAGCATCACTTTCGGTGTCTTCAAGCCCCAGGACGGTGGCATGTGCGTACTGATCATCGACGCCTGGCAAGATCGGCTGCAGTACCCCGATCTTAAGCCCAAGGTCATTGACGAGTACGAGATCATCTTTGGCGAGGGCAAGACGGCCAAGAAGGTGGACCTGGTCCTGGTCGAGGACAAAGCCGCTGGCATCGTGCTGATCCAAGACCTGCAGCGCGCACACATCCCAGTGAGGGCTTACAACCCCGGCAGGGCTGACAAGATTCAGCGCTTATCGATTGTGGCCAACATCGTGAAGGCTGGCCGCGTGTATGTGCCCGAGTCCAGCAATAGGCCGGGTTATGTCCGCGACTGGGCTGAGGCGATGGTCACGCAGATCTGCAGCTTTCCGAATACCGACCACGATGACTTTTGCGACAGTTTCAGCCAGGCGCTCAGATACCTCAGGGATGCAAGCTGGCTCAACATCGACCCGCTACCGCCTGATGATTACGATCCCGAGGACTATGTGGACGCAGGCATCACGAGGACCAATCCCTATGCCAGTTGACGCCATGAGCAACTTTAGCCACAATGATGGTGTCTGTGTGGTGCAGATAGAGTCGTTCGGTATGCGTCCTGCCCTTGTACCTTTCACTACAAGGGAACACCACCAGGGCGCAGACCAAACGGCTTTTTTTGTTTATGCACAGTCCGTACTCCGCACGATAGCAATGAGCCTGCATGGGCTGCTCGGAGTTAAACACTGGCTGGCACTAACCCCTGTCGCACGCCATCTGAACTCTCAGCGAGGTATCGGGCAACATGCACTTGATCAGGGTGGTAGACAGCAAGTGCATGGAAGGAATCGCTGGCTCAAGGCTACGCTGGCAGGCACATCAAATGCGCCTTGTGGGCGAGGGTGGTTAGCTTCCACCCCTGGGAAGGCTATGCCTGAACGGAATGCCGAGTTATCATCCCGCGCAAACGGAGGCTGATGATGCCCAATCCCAAACGACTGCTCGAGGCTCTGTACGGTGTCAACATGCAAGACGGTGGAAGCCCCTTAGATCGTTTTATGGGCAAGACACCAAAGCGTGGTGTGTCATCGCTACCAGGCTATGGCCAAGGCAATATCCTGCAAGACATCGAGACAGTGGCCCCGCGCCTGGCTGGTGGCATCGACGCCGCACTTACAGGCCTACCAATTGCTGGCCGCACCTTGGTGTCACCTGCCGTCACTGCTGGCGCCTTCATCAAGGAAGCAATGAAGAGTGGCGACCCTTCAGACACAAGCCCACTGCAACGCGCCTTAGAAGCCTCTCAGGAGTTCATTACAGGCGATATGAGGCCCATGCAGACCGAGCTTGGCCCTGAGTACCTCGAGAGCACTGCCGAGGGCTTAGAGCGCCTTTTGCGCGAGTCCAAGCTGCCACCTATTTTGCCCCAGCTATGGACCACAGCGGCTATGCCTGGTGCCTTGGGTGCAGTTAAAGATGTAGCGAAAACCGCAACCAAAACAAATATTCCTGAAGTCTCAGCACCAAAGGCTGCGACAATACCTGCTCAAGGGGTGTCATATGAAACAACCACAGAAGGACCGTTCTACCGCGTCCGTCCTAGCGTCTCTCAAGCGCCTGCAGGAGAGCGTCGAGGCTCGCTCGAAAGCGATGGGCTTGAAGCCAGACAGCGTCCCGCAGGAGGAACTGGAAGCGATGTTCCGCAACCAATTACGGATGAAACAGTACGCCAAGTAATGTCTGACCCGACGAACTTTGTTCGTCAGTCGGCAGATACTTATGTGCAAGAGGCCTTTGGCAGGCCTTACCAACCGCCAGAAATCTCTGAAAGTTCAATCCTCAAGCAAGCGCCTATCGGTCGCGCCTTCATGCTTGCGACCACCGAGGACCCTGCTTACAAGCAGACGATCTTCGATCAGTATGCAAGCCAAATGCCTGAAGTCATTCAGCAGTCAGGGGCAAAGAACTACGATGAATTGCTGGCCGCCTCATACAGGCAGCTAGCCAAAGAGACCGATGAGCAATTTAAGCGCTTGCCTATCAACCTTTCGTATCATCGCGCAGGCGAGGGCAACTATCGCAACAGCAAGCAAATGCTGCAGGATGTCTACGGCAACAAGCACCTGTATGTCTTCCAAGGTGGTGACGAGCATCCTTACCTGAAAGATGTTGATCCGATCACGGGCCTGAACGAGAACGAGAAGTTCCGCGCTGTGCATGACTTCTTTGGCCATGCCGTCCACGGCAACGAGTTTGGGCCCAAAGGGGAGGAAATAGCTTGGGCTGCACACAGTCAGATGTACTCACCATTAGCGCAACTTGCAATGAGCGCAGAGACGCGAGGCCAGAACAGCACGGTTAACTACACGCCATTGAATGCGGCACTCAAACGCACTATCAACGAACTGAACATGCAGCGTTACGAAGCTAATCGCCGTGGCAAGACAGGCCTGGTCAAGGAGATTGATGGTCAGTTAAAAGAGGCCTGGAATGGCTTCCAGTTTGCGCCACAAAAGCCCGTGCTCCTGCCACCCGAATTCATTAGCACCAAGTACGAGGGTGAGATGCCTGATTACTTGCGATCGCTCATCAGGCCTGAAGAGGGTACTTCGGTAAGTATGCCCATGATGCATTTCAGCAAGCAAGCTGGACTAACGGAAACAGATCCTTCGTTTTACGGCACAGGTATCAAGGGTGAAGAGGCTGCTCGCTTGGGCGAGAAGGGATCAGTAAGGCCAAGGACATATTTTTACACCGACGAAAGCGTGACGCCTGAGCCTGGCTTGGGTCCACATCGTTATCGTGCCATGGGCGAAAACCTTTATGACTTATCGGCTGATCCGCTCATGCTCAGTATGTTGGCTAGAGAGACAACACGCATACCCATGACGGCAAGCAGCAACAAAGGATTGGCGCAACCTGCCGAAGCAACCAATGCGCTTGAGCGCCTGATTCGCGACTATGGTTACGCTGGGTATATCAGCCCACAATCTACTAAGCCAAGCGCTGTGCTCTTTGGAAAAGTACCAGTAACCCCGTATAAGCAAGGCGGTGCCATAAGGCGAGTTCACATATCTGACAACCCTGACACGATGTTGCTTGAGCTAATGAGAGCGCCACGAATGCAAGCTGGTGGCTCTACCGACCAATTCTTTGGCCGCACAGCACCGCGTGGCGTTAGTTCATTGCCTGGTTATGGCCAAGGTAAAGAAGATGTACAGCAAGCGCTTACAGCGCTTGAGGAAAGCCCTATTGGACGCATTGCATCAGGCGCAGGTGAACTTGCTGAAGGCTATATGTCTGGCGCAGGATCAACCGACCTTCAGAAGATTGGCCAAGGCCTATCAATGATTCCTATGCTTGGCTTGCCAGCGACGATAGGCAGGGTTGCAAAAACGGCAAAAATTGCCGAGCCAGCAATAGAGGCTGCGCAACTGACTGCAAAGCCAGTTGAGCAGATCAGCAAGGCTGCGCCAAAAAGCATCGCAGAAATGACTGCTGAAATGGCAGAAAAAGGAAAATTAAATGTCAGAGAACCAAGTTCCTTACCTGGACAAGTGCCATCAATTCCTACCCCTAACAACATACAACCCATCACCACCGTACAACTGCCAACTGGACAATTTGCCACAACAACAGGATTTTCAACTGTCAAGCCAGTTAGGACAGGATTTGATGTTGCCGAAACCCCAGAGCAAGTAGCCCATCTTACGGCAGGCTTACGCAAGTCTCCACAAGAACAACTTGTAGCTGTCGTGGTTGATGAGAACAACAAGCCAATTCAGGTTATCAGGCATACCGTAGGGTTGATCAATCAATCCTCCGCTGAACCGTTTTCACTTGTCGGCGCCATTGCCAATACACCTGGCGCAAAAGGTTTTTACATCTCACACAATCATCCAAGTGGCGTTTCACAATTATCAAATGCAGACGAAAGACTTGCTGATGTCTTGTTAAACATGACTCAGGACACTGGCGTTCAAATGCGAGGCATGTTAGCTATAGGAAAGGATAAATTTGCGTTTTATGATCCATTAAGCAAATCATCTTCAAAAGATACAAAAATACCGCCAGCAATACGCAATAAATCAATTGACATGGTTGAGCGCACCTTGAAAAAAGCGCAGGTCATGGATGCAACTCAGTTTCAAGGCCCAAAAGATATTGCAAAGTTTGCAGATAAATTTATTGGCGATCAGACTGGAGTATTGCTGCTAAACAACCAAAATTATCCTGTTGGTTTTATGCCTATTGATGCCGCGCAGTTTTCTAACTTAAGAAAATCTGGCACTGCCATTAATATTCTTAAGGGCTTAGAAAGGGCCAATGCAAACAATGCCGTGCTAATAAGCAAAGGCAATATACCACCTGAAGAAATGCAAAATATTCAAAGTTTTTTTAATGCTTCATCAGTTAGATTGTTAGATGCTTTAACTGGGCCGCAAAGAGATTCTTTATCAATGAAAGGCTCTTTGGGCAACACAGGATCAACATCATTTAAGTCAGCAATACCAATAGCAGCAGGTCTTGGCGCCGCAGCAATGCAGGAAGATGAATATAAAAAGGGTGGCAAGGTTCGTATTTCAAACAATCTTGACGCAATGCGCCTTGAATTACTAAGGAAAAAACATGCCTGAGATGCCCATCGAGCAGGACTATGGCCGCTTTATCAGCGGTATGGCCGATGACGAGGTGCCCGTCGCTGATATGTCAGCCGAGTTGCCTGATGAAGAGGCTGAGATTGAAGAGCTTCCCGATGGCTCGGCAGTGGTTTACATGCCAAGCACTAAAGGGCCGCTGGAAGATCCCGACTTTTACGAGAACTTAGCAGAAGTTATAGATCCCATTACGCTGGATGCTATGGCATCGCGCTACTTAAACCTGCTGGATAAGGACAAAACAGCACGCGAGGACCGCGATAAGCAGTACGAAGAGGGTATCAAGCGCACGGGCATGGGCAAAGACGCCCCTGGTGGCGCTACTTTCTTCGGTGCCAGCAAGGTAGTCCACCCCGTTATTGCTGAAGCCTGCGTGGATTTTGCCTCGAGGACCATCAAGGAGCTATTCCCACCTGATGGCCCGGTCAAAACCAAGATCCTTGGCGAGACTGACGAGGAGAAAACCAAGCGTGCAGAGCGCAAACGCGATTGGATGAACTGGCAGCTTATCGAGCAGATCGAAGAATTCCGCGATGAGCAAGAGCAACTGCTCACGCAACTGCCCCTTGGCGGCTCTCAGTATCTCAAACTGTACTGGGATGACAAAAAAATGCGCCCGGTGGCAGAGTTTTTGCCCATCGACAAGGTCCTGATCCCGTTTGCAGCCACAAGTTTTTACACCGCACAGCGCGCTGCAGAGATTCATGACATCACTGAGTTTGAATTCAACCAACGCATTGATGCAGGCCTGTATCGCGACATCAGCTTGACCCGCGTAAGCCTGGAGCCTGAGCCAACCCGGCCAGAAAAGGCCAACAACAAGATCGAAGGGCGCAAAGCCGAGGAAAACATCGACGGGATGCGCCGTGTTTTTCACATTTACACCTACCTTGAGCTTGATGATGACACCTATTCCAAGGGTGACATGGCGCCTTACATCCTAATGGTGGATGAAATCGACCGTGAAGTGGTCGGTTTGTACCGCAATTGGGAAGAAGGCGACGAAACCATGGAAAAACTCGACTGGGTGGTCGAGTACAAATTTATCCCATGGCGCGGTGCCTACGCTATTGGTATGCCCCACCTCATTGGCGGCCTGGCAGCAGCACTTACAGGAGCCTTACGGGCGCTTTTAGACTCAGCGCACATCAATAACGCCCCTGCCACGCTCAAACTGAAGGGTGCCAAGGTCTCAGGCCAGTCCGTTCAGGCTGATGTGACCCAGGTTGTTGAGATTGAAGCTGCGCCAGGTGTGGATGACATCCGCAAGATTGCCATGCCCATGCCTTTTAACCCCCCAAGCCCCGTGTTATTCGAGCTTTTGGGCTTCTTAGACAAGGCTGCCAAGGGTGTAGTGACCACCGCTGAGGAAAAGATCGCTGACATCAATTCTCAGGCCCCTGTAGGCACGACACAGGCACTGATTGAGCAGGGTGCAGCCGTGTTTTCGGCCATTCATGCCCGATTGCACAAGTCACAGGGCCGCGTACTGAAGATTTTGCAGCGCCTTAACCGTTGGTACATCGAAGACATGCGCCGCGGTGAGGATGTGGTCGATTTGGAGGTCCAACCCGGCGATTTTGAGCGCATGGGCGATGTGGTGCCTGTCTCAGATCCCAATATCTTCTCTGAAACCCAGCGCATGGCGCAGATTCAGGCGGTTTTAGCACGATCGGATAAGGCACCTGACCTTTATGACCGTCGCGCAGTTGAAGAGCGCCTGCTCAAGCAGCTAAAGATCCCTGGCATCAACGAATTGCTCAAAGGAACGCCAGTTCCCGAGGAGCGCCCAGCGTCTGATGAGAATGTGGCCATGGCGCTCGGCCAGAATGCTTACGCTTACCCGCATCAGGACCAGTTATCGCACATCCAAACGCACCTGGACTTCGCGCTTAACCCTGCCTTTGGTGGCAATCCCATCATGGCATCGTTCTACCTGCCGCGGGTGCTCGAGCACATCAAGCAGCACATGGTCTTATGGTACTTAGGTCGCATGAATGGCTATGTGAACAAGGCTCGTGGCAAACCCATGGCAGAAAGCGATTACGAGAACAAGATGCTGACCTCGGAAATCGACAAGACCTTTGCTATTGCATCGCAGCATGTTATGCAAGACACCAATGCAGCCTTCCAGCAAATGGTGCCCAAGCTGCAGCAACTCATGCAAGCCATGCAGAAACTTACGCCCCAGCCGCAACTACCGCCTGAGGCACAAGTGCTCAAGGAAACCAGCCTGGCTGAGACTCAGCGGCGCGCACAGCGTGATCAGGCTGAGATGCAACTTAAAGGTGCCGATATGCAGCAGCGTGGCCAGATTGACATGGCACGCCTGCAGGGCGATCAACAACGCGCAGCCGAGCGTGACCAGTTGGAGGTGGCACTGAACGCCACAAACAACCTCACCAAGGAGCGCATCGCAACTGCACAACTCACCCAGAAGGATGAGCAATTGCAGGCAGAGCAGTTTGAGACTGCTATCCGGCTTCAAAACGAAGCACAACGCAACTTAGGAGCTAATCGTGGCCCAACCATCCAGTAACAACCTGAAAGACAACGAAGCCGTGCCCTATCACAAGCGTATCGCGATGGGCGCAAATCTTGACGGCACCAGCCTGCAGTCCAAAGGCCAAACCCAACAACCTAAAACCAAAGGAGGCGCACTGCCGGCTAAGAAAAAGTGAACCCATTAGCGGACCTGATCCGTGACATCAAGATACGCCAGGCTGAAATAAGCCAGTCTCTTGCAGCAGGAAATGCTGCGAATTGGGAAGCGTATCAGCGCACGGTCGGGATATATCTGGGCTTTGAACAAACGCTCCAGATGATTGACTCTATTTTGAGAGATGAAGATGAATATGAATGAACCAGTAGCGTCTCACGACGCTGAGATGGCTTGGGCATTTCCGAGCGTAGATCCTGGTGCAAAACCTCTTGGTGGCCGTGTGATGGTACAGATCCGTCGGTCCAAGAAGAAGACCACCAAGGGCGGCATTATGCTGATTGAAGAGACCAAAGAGACGGAGAAGTGGAACACGCAAGTGGCCAAGGTCATTGAGATTGGACCGCTCGCGTTTTGCCATCGTGACACCATGAAGCCATGGCCTGAAGGCTCGTGGTGCGTGGTCGGTGACTTTATCCGCGTCCCCAAGTGGGGTGGCGATCGCTGGGAGGTCAAAGTGCCTGGCGAAGACCAAAGCGAAGATCCCGCGCTATTCATGATCATTAACGACCATGAAGTCATCGCGAAGATTACGGGTAATCCGCTCGACACGAAGGCCTTCCTATGAGTACAGAAAATGAAGAGCAAATCAATATCAAGGAGCAGCCTGACGGGTCCGTCACGGTTGACCTTCCTGATTCCATTCAGATTGCTCCGACTGATGACACGCCACCTGAGCAAAAGGCTGATGGTGACGATGAATTTCATGAGGATGACAATCCCACCAACGATGAGCTTGAAGCCTTACGCAGGGCCAAGAGCGAGCGACGCCGCGCCAAGAAGGACCTAGTCCGCAAGACACAGGCCGAGAAGGATGAGCGCCTGGCATTGCTGCAGCGCCAGAATCAAGAGTTGATGGAGCGCCTCTCAGTCATTGAGCACCGCACCCATGCCAACGACATAGCCCAGATTGACAAAGCTATGCAAGATGGCGAGCTTCGCGTGCGGTATGCCAAGATGAAGTTGGCCGAGGCCGTACAAGCCCAGGATGGCGAGGCGGCAGCGCAAGCCAACGAGATGCTGCTTGATGAGCGCCAAAAGCTTGAGTCGCTGAAAAACTTTAAGCAGAAAGCCGTCCAGCCCCAGCAAAAGGCAAACATCCCAGATGCTGGTACGCAACGCCAAATTGCGGCATGGATGGAGCGTAATTCGTGGTTCGACCCTGAGCGCAAAGATATGGATAGCAAGATTGCTAAACAGATCGATGAGCAGTTACACGCAGAGGGTTGGAACCCAGCAACATCAGACTATTGGGATGAGATGGATAACCGCTTGCGGAGATACCTACCACACCGATACAATGATGTACATGAGGAAAGTTCCTCTAGGCGAAAACCGAGGAGTCCTGTGACTAGTTCTGGCCGTGAAAACGCTTCGTCCGCAGGTGGACGACATTCTTTCGAGTTGACCACCGACCAGGTGAGAGCTATGAAAGACGCTGGCTTTTGGGATGACCCAAAAAAAAGACTCAGCATGATTAAGCGTTACGCGGAACAAGCAGCGCAGCAACGGACATCGAAAGGGTAAGCCATGGAATCTAGACTCAAAAAATCAATCACTGCAGGTGGCCGTCATACTCGCGCAAGCGAAGATCATTCGCGCCTTCCTGCAGAGGAGCAGTTCGCTAGTACACAGGACATTGACCAAATGTGGAGTGACGAGTGGACACAAAGCGCTTTGCCGAAGGTCCCAGATATTCCGGGATTTCACCTTTGCTGGCTTTCCACCACTAATAGCTACGACACCATTGATAAACGGATTCGACTTGGGTATACGCCTGTGCTTGCAGATGAGTTGCCTGGGTTTGAAAATTACCGTGTAAAAGCTGGCGAGCATGTGGGCCACATCTCATGCAACGAGATGTTGCTGTTCAAGATCCCCATGGATCTCTACCAGCGCGTCATGACGCACTTCCATTACCAAAAACCAATGGAAGCAACTCAAGCGATCATGGAGCGTATGGAGGAGTTGCAGTCGGGTGTTGACAGTTCAGGGCATAGGCTCCTGAAGACGGAAGGCGAAGGTTTTGGCAATGTTGCGAAATCATCCGTTAACCGACCCCCGGTATTCGAGGGTTAATCTGGAGCTTCCAAATGTCTGCAACCTCAGCACCCTTTGGTTTGCGGCCTGCCTACCACCCGAGCGGTCTTGACCGCGCTCAGGGCCTTGCGAATGTTATTCAAGATGCTTATGCAGCTAACATTCTTAAGGGACAGGCTGTAACACTTGACCCAACCACGGGTTACATCGTTGTTCACAATCCAGCCACAACCAATGTCATTTATGGCGTTTTTGATGGCGTTGAGTGGACTGACACTACGGGCCGTCGTCGTGTTTCCAACTATTGGCCTACTGGCACCTCTTACCAAACAGGTTCATTGATCGCTTATGTTTGGACTGACCCTCAAGTTGTTTATGAGATTCAGGCCGCTGGATCGATCGCACAAACCGCGCTTGGCCAAGAGTTTGACATCACTAACGCAACCGCTGGTTCAACAACCACTGGTTTGTCGCAATGCACCATGGGAACCAGTGCGGCAGGCGCCAATTCCAACAAGGCATTGCGTGTGATCGATCTTGCCCCGTACCCAGGCAATGCTTGGGGTGATGCGTATACCATCGTTCGCGTTCAAATCGCTAGATTCCAGTATGCTGGTATCTACGAAGGCGCAACAGTGGCTTACCCCGTAACCATTGCTTAAGGAGGGCTAGATCATGGCAGCCCCAATGCGCAGTACAGACTTTCGGTCAATTGTTGAGCCAATCCTCAACGAGTGTTTTGACGGAGTCTATGATCAG